ATAAGTACTAGCCATAATTTACCAACCTAATCGTGAGCCGTTTTCGACAAGAGCGTCGTTATATATCCAATAATTTTCATCGTACATAATCTCAGGCTGGTTGTAAGTAATACCATCGCCACCCAAAATGCCAAAAGTAGTTGAGTCAAGAATGAAATACTGGTAGAAGGTTGCTGCGCTTAAATAAAAAGTGTAGGAAGTTTCGCCAGGTACTGCGTTAAACGAATAGCCCTCAATTACTGCCTCAACAACAGTTTCGCTGGCATCTCCAGGTTTCAACCATTCAACATTTACTAAAGAATTTCCTTGTATTAAATTAGTAATTAACTGCTCGATGTCGGTTTTGTCGGCAGTTAAATCTGTAACAGTTATTTGATAGCTGTAGTCAGTTGGGTCGCCTTGCATGACTGCTAGCCATGAGGCGAGTCCTGCAGCTTGAGTGGTGTTGTAGTCGAGTGTGGATATTGAATATCCTGATGGGCCGTAAGCGTCAATAGATGACTGCGATGTCCCGAATTGTGTTGCAACGGTTTCGGGTTGTACTAGGACTTGGTTCATAAAATCGTCGCCTAGTTGAATCCTGTTGAATTGCACATAAGGAATTTCTCCGACTAGACCTGTGGGTTCCCTTACAAAAGATATTCCGCTGGGCTGTGCAACTTCTGCTCGACCGAGGAAGTTGAGATCTGTTCCGCCTCCGGGCCACATCTGACCTTTTTCGGTGTTCATTAAAAGGTTGAGCTTGTTCAATAGTGTTCCGGAATAAGTTGATGCTGAAGCTATTGAGTTGGTAGTTGTGGCTGTTACTGCTGGAATGATTGACTGGTTATATGTCCCGCTGGGGAGAATCGCTTGATCTCCTGTAAGGCCTTGTGGGAATACAAAACTATTTAAGGTAAACTTTCCGACTTGTGAAATAGGATCGGAACAGGTCACCGTCGCAGTTGATACCCCTTGATTCAGACCGGGTGAATCTTGGAAAGTAATTCCTGAAATTCGACCAGAGATAAAATAGTTGAGATCCTCAAAGAAGATCGAAAAATATCTGCCTCGTACAAGTTGAGCTGCTTCATCGTTATTGTTTTCAATAGTGATCTGGTAGGTGGTCCCGTTGTACTGATCTAAATAGTATTTTCTTGCAACATCACCAGAGAATGAAAGAATCTTTCCGACATACTCAAAATAACTTAGAGTAGGCCAGGGGTCCCAGTATTCGATATAGAACTGCCAATTCTCGGAACTCATTGAATACCAACTGGTAGCGGACCTGTGTTCCGTGTGTACTGTTGCAAGGCTCTGACGATTGCGTTCGGATCTCCGCCGTTTACATTGACTGTGATTGTGTTGCCCATGCCCATTCCGCCGGCACGACTGAGGGGAATGATGGCCTCTGGACCTTTTTCTCCGATCATGGCGATCGTCGGAGATGTCACGATTCCTCCCTCAGCTAGTCGAGGCAGTTTGACTTCTGGTATTGAGCCGAAGTTGATCCAGGGTCCAGCAGCTGCGTCAATTCCGTCAAGGATAATGTTCAAGCCTTTAATAGCAGCGTTGAGTCCTTTTTCAAGGTTTGAGATGACAGCGTTGATTACGCCTTTGAACGCTCCGCCGATACCTTCAAAAATTGCCTCGCCAAGACCTCTAAGTTCTTCGAAGCCTGACTTGATCGCTCCGAAGACAAACTTGACTACTCCCCACCAAGCATTGAATCCAGCTTTGATTCCGTCTATCGCTTTCCCGAAGATGTTGAACTTGACTTGTAGTGCGACAAGTGCTGCGATAATCGCAAGGATTACGACTGCACCAGTGGCGATCCATAGGGCAGAGAATGATGCTGTGAGTGCTGTGTTGATGGCAAGCGTCAGGGCTTGGATCGTGTTGTAGATAGCGAGCCCAGCGTTGAGCGCGATGATTGCTGCAGCCAACACTCCGATCGTTGCTCCGATGGCGACGATCAGGCCCTTGTTATTTGATGCCCATGTTGAGAACTTGAGCAACTGTGGGATTAGTTTCTCGGCGAGTGGTGCGACAGCTGCGCCGATGGATTCCTTGAGTTCGCCCATCTGAATCCCGAGGTTCTTCATCTTGCCCTGGGTCGTGTTCGCTGCAGTTGACGCTTGACCTGCAAAGGTCTTGCCGAGAGCTGCAAATACTTCGTCTGTGGTTGCGCCGTCTTCAATGAGTGTTGCTAGTGCTGGGTCTAGTGCTTTCAACGCTTTGAAGTTGCCGTTAAAAGCCTTGGATAATGCGTCGGAGACAGCGCCGAGATCTTTCCCAGTACCGGCAGAGACATCGAGCGCGAGTCCCATTAGTTCTTGAGCTTTGGTGACATCTCCAGTGCCTCGAACTAGCGAGTCAAGAGCTGGGCGAAGTTCGTCATCGGCAACAGCTGCAGCGACCGAAGTCTTGGAGATGAAGTCTTCGACTGACTTGACCTGAGAGTCGGTCGCTCCGGTGACATTGGTGAGAGTGGTGGCAAGTTTTTGGGCTGCAGCATCATCTTCGGCGAATGCTTTGACAGCGTCAAAAGCGACAGCGCCGAGAGCTGCGAGAGCGAGCCCTGCTGGGACTGCTGCCTTCTTGATAGCGAAGGATGCTTTCTGTCCAGTGGTCTCTAGTTTTTTGAAGTCATTGATGGCCTTGTCAATGCCGGCAGGATTCCACTCTGAAATGATCGGGAGATTAATTGCCATCAGCGCTTTACCAGACTCTTGTTGGTTTTGTCCATGACTTCTATGACGATCTTGTCCACATTGCGTGTGATCTCGTCTAGGTAGTCGTCAGATCGCGCCCAGACGAAGCGTGAAGGGCCACGACCGAGGGATGCTGTCAAGTACTCGGCGAAGCCTGGACGGGCTCTGAGAGGGTTCTTGTTGCGTGTCTGGTTTGGGCCTCGTCCTGCCATGTCTGCCATTGACAGAGCTGCGCCCTTGGCGGTGATCTTTACTGTTCCGACCGACTCGAACTGTGCGCCTTTTGCGAGGTTGCGTGATCGTGCTTTTCGCGTGTCAACCTTCATCACGACATTCTTGTTCTCGGCTTTCCATGCGGTGCGTCCGTTGTGCTTTTGTCCTTGCAACGGTGCGGACGATGGGATGGAGTCTTTAATCGCTGAGAGCAGAGGAGTCATTGCGTTCTTGATGTCCTTGGTGATCTGGCGACGAAGTGCCGGATCAACCTTCTGGATCTCACGGAGAGCCTGCTTCAATCCGTCGTACTCGATTGCGATTGATGCTCCCATTATTGCTTCCGTCTTTGCTCGTTGATGATCTGAACGCAGGTCGCCAGGTCATCTGTCTCGAATGTAATAGTCGGAGGCCAGAATCCAGTCTCAACTAGCAGAGCTGCTAGTTGTCGCCGGAAGCCTCCTTGGTAGGGACTGCGGACGCAGTCTCCACCACTTCTAGATCTTCTAACTTCTTGACAAACTCATCAAACGAGATCGGCACTGGATGGCCCTGTTGCCTACTGGCCTCATAGGCCATGTATGCGAGGTCTTCCATACCGAAACCATTTGCAAGATCTGAAGCTCGTCGCTTCATCTTGCGTTCCCACGAGATGATCACGAAGAGGTTCGTGACCACTTGGTAGGTCTCGCCATCGGCGAGCTTGACACTGAGTGTGAGTTTCATGGGTTCTCCTAGTCGGGGTTCGGATTACTTACTAGATCAGGTGATGTCGCGGACATATGAGCCACCCTTGAAGGTGGCCTCAACAACCGACAGCTCGCCAACAGTCGCCATGATTGGAGTCACGGTTTCCAAGTAGCAACCTGTCAAGGTGTATTCAGGATTCGATGCGGACTCGGTTGCGCCGGCAGGGCTGACGACGAGTGTGGATGCGACACCGAACAATGTGTTCAGCATGGTTTCAACTTCGGTCGCGCCGTAGCTCTGGAACAGTGTGAGCGTGAGCTCATTGCTGTAAAGCCCAGCGGTGAAGGTGCGTGAGGTCTGACCGAAAGCCGTGTTCTCAAGTGCTTCGGCGGTGAGCGTCAAGGTCGCTGCCGAGCAGTGATCGGTGAGCGTCATCGCTGATGGGCTTGTGACGGTGACGGTGGGGTTGGATAGGTAGGTGACTGTGGCCATTGTTTTGTCCTTTATACGCGGCTAGTGCCGATTCTAATTGTGAGGTCATAAGCAGGTAACTCGGCAGATCCGATTGATGCGATCGTAGGTCTGCCAGAGATGACTGCGAGGGAGGAGTTCATGAGTTGATCAACGACTCCGAGTATGTAGTCCGTAGTGTCTTGGTTGCCGGGTGGCGCGCCCAACACTCGGAGATCAATCGTG